ATTGACTGCAAGATTGCAGGTGCTGCTCCTGCTACAGGAAGATTACGAGCTTACGCTTGTATAATCGACTGTAACGACTTAGGAGCGTCTGGTAAAGCAGCAGATGTTGATAGAGATCAACTCGCTTAACTTAACATTTAGGGAGGGCATTAACTTGCCCTTCCTTTTTAGATAAAGAGAATATATGTCAGGCACTTATTTAAGTTTAACAAATTCAGTAATAGCTAGATTAAATGAAGTTCAATTAACTTCAGCTAATTTTAGTTCAGCTAGGGGAATACAGATCCAAGTTCAAAATGCTATTAATGAAACAGTGCGATATATTAACCAAAGAGAATTTAATTACCCATTTAATCATGCAACAGCCACTAAAACTTTAACTGCAGGGGTAGTGCGCTATAGTTTACCTACTAGTACAAAGACAGTAGACTATAGTACATTTAGATTAATTAAAGATAGTGATTTAGGAACGTCAGGTGGAAGGTTATCTGTACTTGACTATAATGACTATGTTAATAGTTATATAACACAGGAAGACGAGATCAATTCTACTACTGCTGCCGAAGTAATAGATGCATCCGAAACAGAAATAGATCTAACTAGTGCTTCAGATTTTGACAGTACTGGTACAGTATACATTGACAATGAGCAAATAACATATACTGGCATTAGTTCAAATACACTTACTGGATGCACGAGAGGTGCAAACTCTACTACTGCTGCTTCACATAGCAACGGAGCAACTGTTACACAGTTTGATGGTGGAGGAATACCAAGACACGTAGTAAGAAGTAAAGATAATAATTATCTTGTATATCCTTTTCCAACTAAATCCTATCAAATCAAGTTTGACTACTATACATTTCCTAGTGATATGTCTGCTCACGATGATACTACAACAATACCTGCACGATTTGATCCAGTTATCATAGATGGTGCAACAGCGTTTGTATATCAATATCGTGGTGAAACTACACAGTATCAGCTTAACTTTGCTAGATTTGAACAGGGTATTAAGAATATGCAAACACTTTTAATTAATAAGTTTGACTATGTAAGATCAACTTATATACCTAGAACTCAACACGGACAGTTAAACACTAGCCTTGGAGTAATCTAATGCCTGACATGTCACAGGTTCAACCTGTAGCATTTAACTGCGAAGGTGGACTAGTTCTAAACCGATCAACCTTTATGATGCAAGCAGGCGAAGCATTAGAATTGCAAAACTTTGAGCCTGATATTGAAGGTGGTTACAGAAGAATAAATGGTTATAGTAAGTACGTTAGTGCTATTGTTCCCTCTACAAGTTCTTCTAGTGAAAAAGTTTTAATGGTTGCAACTGTTGGTGATTCTGTACTAGCAGCCAGAGGAACAAAAATATATAGTGCTACTGCAGGCGGTTCTAGTTGGACGTTACAAGATACAAGATCTTCTACACCAAGTAAATATAGATTTGAAAGATTTAACTTTGAAAATTCAGATAAGTTAATTATTGTTGATGGAGTAAATTATCCATCTGTATTTACTGTTTCTGATCTTTCTCATGTAGATGTATCGACTGCTAGTGTTGAAGGTTCTAAGTTTGTCGCTGCTTTTAAAAACCACATGTTTTATGCAGGTAAGTCTAGTACACCTCAAACAATAGTATATAGTTCTGGAGGAAATGAAGATGATTTTGGTACAAGCGGAAGTCTTCCTTCTGGAAGTATAAATGTTGACGATACAATAACAGGTCTTAAAGTCTTTCGTGATAATTTATTTATATTCTGTCAAAATAGAATTTTTAAATTATCAGGTAGTAGTGGTGGCGGTTCAGGAGATTTTGCTATTACACCTGTTACGAGAAATATTGGATGTATTAATGGCGATACTATTCAAGAATTTGCAGGTGATTTAATATTCTTAGGACCAGATGGTTTACGTACCGTTGCAGGTACTGCTAGAATTGGTGACGTTGAACTAGGTACAATAAGTGCAAATGTTCAGTCTATATTTGATGATAACTTAGCTAGTGCTTCTGAGTTTGATAGCCTAGTTATACCAGATAAAACACAGTACCGTATATTTTTTACTAAGTCTAGTACAGGACAAAATATCACTAAAGGTGTTATGTGTGTTATGAAAGGGCAAAAGTTTGAGTTTGCCGAAATACGAGGAATAAAGCCTGCATGTACCGATAGTTTTGTAAAATCAGGGGATGTTATAGTTTTACATGGAGACTACGCAAACGGATATGTATATAGGCAAGAATCTGGAAATGACTTTGATGGTACAGCTATTATGGCTAAGTACCGTAGCCCAGATTTAACATTTAATGATGCAGGTATTCGTAAACACATGCAACGAGTAGTTGTAAACTACGCACCTGAATCAACAATAGATGCTGACTTATTTTTACGATATGATTATGAATCAGCAGAATCAGCAAGACCTGCAGCTTACGCACTAGACTCTGGTGATGTAGCTGCAATATACGGAACATCAACATACGGTACATCTTCTTCCTCGTTAGGAACTTATGGAGGTGCATCACAACCGCTAGTAAGGCAGGCAGTAGAAGGATCAGGGTTTGCCGTAGCGTTAAGAGTAAATGATGGTGGTACAACTGCACCGTACTCACTCAAGGGTTTTCAGTTAGAATATCAAGTAGGAGCAAGAAGGTAAATGGGAGAAACGTACACAAGACAGTCTTCATACTCTGATGGAGATACAATAACAGCGGCACATACTAATGACGAGTTTAACCAGTTATTAGCAGCTTTTGCATCAAGTTCAGGACACACACACGATGGTACTACAGCCGAAGGTGGACCAATTACTAAGCTTCTTGGTAATACACTTACGTTTGGTGCAGGTACAGCAGGAACAGATATTACCATTACATTTGATGGAGAAACTACTGACGGTGTTCTTAAATGGATGGAAGATGAAGACTACTTTGAGTTTTCAGATGACATACTTGTAGCTTCTACAGAAAAGATACAATTCCGTGATACAGCTATATACATTAACTCTAGTACAGATGGACAGCTTGACTTAGTAGCTGACACAGAGATACAGATAGCTGCCACTACTATTGACATCAATGGTAATGTAGATATCTCAGGTACACTAACTATAGGTTCAGCAGGTATATCTGAAGCTGAACTAGAAGTGTTAGACGGACTAACAGTTTCAACTACAGAAGTAAATATCCTTGACGGTGATACTACTGCCACATCTACTACAGTCGCAGATGCAGACAGAGTAGTAATGAATGACAACGGCACTATGGTGCAAGTTGCTGTAACAGACTTAGCTGCATACTTTGACGATGAAATTACAGCTATGCCTAACCTAACATCTGTAGGCACACTTTCCACACTCACAGTAGACAATGTAATAATTAACGGCACGACTATAGGACACACAAGTGACACAGACTTGATGACCTTGACTAGTGGTGTAGTAACTGTTGCAGGTGAATTAGATGCAACAACTCTTGACATCTCAGGTAATGCCGATATTGATGGTACAACTAACCTAGACGTTGTTGACATTGATGGTGCAGTACAGATTGATGCTACTGTAACTGTTGGTGTAGATGACACAGGCTACGATGTAAAATTCTTTGGTGATACAGCTTCAGCGTATATGCAATGGGATGCTTCTGCAGATGACCTTATACTAGGTGGTGCTGCAGGACTTGTAGTTCCTGAAAGTAAACTAACATTAGGTAGCACGGCTGTTACAGCTACTGCTGCAGAGCTTAACTTGCTTGATGGTGTATCAGGATTAGTACAAGCTGACTTTACTAAACTAGCAGCAGTTGATTCAACAGCAGCAGAACTCAACATTGTAGATGGAGGTACTTCTGCTACATCAACAACATTAGCAGATGCTGATAGAGTTGTAGTAAATGATGGTGGAACTATGGTGCAGGTTGCACTAACCGATTTTGAAACATACTTTGAGTCAGCTTTAGATACACTTTCTAATGTTACAACGGTAGGAGCATTGAACAGTGGTTCTATTACATCAGGCTTTGGTGCTATAGATATTGGTTCTGACAATCTTACAGCTACAGGTACTATATCTTTAGGTGCTACATCCTTTAATGACAATGCCATTACTAACGTAGGTGACATTGCCCTTGACTCTATCAGTGCAGATGGCACAGACA